GCCGAGCTCTCTCTCTCGTGGCCGTCGCTGATGCAGGCCCTCACCCAGAACACCACCCGCACACAGGAGAACTGACCCCATGGCGAATCTGAACGGCTTCAATGCCAACGACGTCGAACCGACCTCGACCCTCGCCCCCCCCCTGCCGGCGGGCAAGTACCCCGCCGCCATCACCGCCAGCGAGATGAAGCCCACCAAGGCCGGCGACGGCAGCTACCTGCAGCTGGAGTTCACCGTCCTGGAGGGCTCCTGCAAAGGCCGGAAGGTCTGGGACCGGCTGTGCCTGAACCACCCCAACACCCAGACGGTCAAGATCGCCCGCGGCAACCTGTCGGCGATCTGCCGGGCCGTGGGCGTGATGCAGCCCCGCGACTCGGTCGAGCTGCACAACCTGCCACTGGTGATCACCGTCAAGTGCAAGAAGCGCGAGGACAACGGGGAGATGTCCAACGAGGTTCGAGGCTACGCGAAGAAGGAATGCGCCGCCGGCCAGCCCCAGCAGGCACCCGTGACCGACTCCACCCCGCCTTGGAAGCGATGAGTGCGATCATGGTGCTGACACTCCCTTACCCCCCTTCGGTCAACCACTACTGGCGCCGGGTCGGACCGCGGACGCTGATCAGCCGGAAGGGCCGGGCGTTCCGCCGGGACGTCTGCACCCTCCTAGCCGGCGGCGGGCCTCGCAAGCCGCCGGCGGGCGGCACGATCGCCCTGCGCATGGACGCCTTTCCGCCGGACCGGCGCCGTCGCGACCTGGAAGGACGACAGTCAGATCGACCTGCTTCTCACGCGCCGGGGAGAGCCGACCAAGCCTGGGCGCCTCGAAGTTCGCATCGACGAGTTCCCCTTGAACCGCTGCCCGCTGTGCGGGGGGCCGCTGAACCCGGAGGACAACTGAGGATGGACGAACCCCATCGCATCTACATCGCGGGCCCGATGACGGGCCTGCCGGAGCACAACTTCCCCGCCTTCCACGCCGCCGCCAAGCGTCTCAGGGAGGCCGGCTGGGAGGCGGTCAACCCCGCCGAGAACTTCGGCGGACGCCGCGACATGTCCCGTGACACCTACCTCCGCGCCGACATCACGCTGCTTGCTACGTGCGAAGCGATGGCCCTGCTGCCCGGCTGGGAGGGGTCACGCGGGGCGATGCTGGAGTACTTGATCGCCTGGGAGCTGGGGCTCCCGGTCTTCGACGCCGTGACCCTGGAACGGGTGGGCCCGCACCTGCCGCTGCCGTCCGTCAACCTGCATCGGCTGGCCGTTGTCGCCGACGAGGCGGACGAAACGCCCGAATCCGTCCTGGATGAGGCCAAGCGGCTGACCGCCGAGGACCGCCAGCACGACTACGGCCCCCCATCCCAGGCCTGCGCCCGCACGGCACTGATGTGGACGGCCCTCCTGGCCGACCGGCTCCGCGAGGGGCAGCACGTGACGGCGACGGACGTGCCGTTGTGCATGATCGCCATCAAGCTCGCCCGCCAGGCACATCGGCGCAAGCGGGACAACCTGGTGGACATCGCTGGCTACGCCCGCACGGCGGCCATGGTCGCGGGGGAGGAGTAGATGGCCAAGGCCCACAGCAGGACCATGCTGGCCTTCGGCGATGCGCACATTCCGCATGCGAACGGGCGCGCCGTGGAGGTCTTCTGCCGGGCGGCCGAGCGCATCCGGCCGGACATCATTGTCTGCCTGGGCGACCTGCTCGACTGCGGGCAGTTCTCCTCCCACCCGCCCACCCCGGGGATGCCGGAGACGGACTACGAGGACGACCTCGGCCAAGCCAATGCGCTGCTCGACCGGCTGCAGAAGTGCTGTAACAGGCTGGTGATGGTCGAGGGCAATCACGAGTACCGACTCGACCGCTGGGCGGCAGCCACGGCGGAGGGGCGCGGTGCCTATTCCATGCTCGCCCCGCGCACGCGGCTCACCAAGGGGCGGGCTGGCTTCACTTACGTGCCTTACGGTTCGGTGACCGGCACGTACCCCCACTACCGGATCAATGCCAGGATCATCGCCGTGCACGGCTGGTCGTATGCCAGGCACGCGACGAAGAACCACCTGCAGATCAGCCAGGGCATGAGCGTCATCCACGGCCACACCCACCGCGCCGACGCCAGCATCATCCAGAACATCTGGTCGCACGGCCGGGTGATCCAGGCCCGCAGCGCCGGGTGTCTGTGCAGGCCCATCCCCCTGTACGGCACCGGCCGGCCCGTCGAGTGGGTCAACGCCTTCATCCTGGGCTACCTCGGTCGGCGAAGCGATACCCTTTACACCATCCCGATCATGGACCATCGCTGCATCCTGCCCGACGGGACGGAGGTGGCCGCATGACCGGATCTCTGCTGCCTCCCCCGCCGTCGCGGACCATTACGTTGCGCCCCTACCAGACCGAGGCGGTCGACGCCGTCTACGAACACCTGCGGACCCGCGACGACAACCCCTGCGTGGTGATCCCGACGGCCGGGGGCAAGACGCCCGTGATGGCCACGATCTGCCGCGATGCCGTGCAGCGTTGGGGCGGGCGAGTGCTCATCCTGGCCCACGTCAAGGAACTGCTCGAACAGGCGGTCGAGAAGCTCCACATCATGGCGCCGGACCTGTGGCAGCGGATCGGGGTGTATTCGGCGGGCCTGAAGAGCCGCGACACCGAGCACCCGATCATCGTCGCCGGCGTCCAGAGCGTCTACCGCCGGGCGGCCGAGCTGGACCGGTTTGACCTGGTTCTGATCGACGAATCGCATATGATCCCGCCCGACGGGGATGGGATGTATCGGACCTTCCTGGCCGAGGCGCGGGTGGTCAATCCGAATGTCCGCCTGATCGGCCTGACCGCCACGCCGTTCCGAATGACCAGCGGGATGATCTGCGGGCCGCAGAACCTCCTCAACCACGTGTGCTACGAGGTGGGCGTTCGCGAGCTGATCGTCCAGGGTTACCTCTGCCCGCTGAAGACCAAGGCCGGAAAGCAAAAGGTGGACACCTCCGGCCTGCACATCCGGGGTGGGGAATTCGTCGCCGGCGAGGTCGAGAGCCTGATGGACGATGACGCGACCGTGCAGGCCGCCTGCCGGGAGATCGTCGAGCACACGGCCGATCGCAAGTCCGCGCTGATCTTCGCCGCCGGCATCCAGCACGCCCGGCACGTCGTGGGCGTGCTGGAGGAGCTCGGGCAGGAATGCGGCTTCGTCTGCGGGGAGACGCTGGCCTTGGAGCGGGCCAATACGCTGAGCCGCTTCAAGGAGGGCCGGCTGAAGTACCTCGTCAACGTCAACGTCCTGACCACCGGCTTCGACGCACCCAACATCGACTGCGTGGCCCTGCTGCGACCGACGAACTCCCCGGGCCTGTACTACCAGATGGTCGGTCGGGGCTTCCGGCTGCATCCCGGCAAGGCCGACTGCCTGGTGCTGGACTTCGGTGGCAACATCGTGCGCCACGGCCCCGTCGATGCCCTCCAGGTCAAGGCGCCCGGCGGGGGCAATGGCGAGGCGCCGGCCAAGGAGTGCCCCGAGTGCCAGGCGGTGGTCCATGCCGCCTATGCCACCTGTCCGGAATGCGGATATGAGTTCCCGCCGCCTGAGCGGCAGCGCCACGAGAGTTCCCGCCGCCTGAGCGGCAGCGCCACGATGGCCAGGCGTCCACCGAGGGCATCCTGTCCGGTGAGGTCACGGAGACTGAATACCCGGTCGCGGAGACGTTCTACAGCGTCCACGTCAAGCGGAACGCACCCGAAGACCATCCGTGCACCATGCGGGTCGACTACCAGGTCGCCTTCAACGACTACCGTAGCGAGTGGGTGTGCTTCGAGCACACCGGCTACGCACGTTCGAAGGCAGAGGCCTGGTGGCGGGCCCGGTCCAACGAGCCGATCCCCGAGACCGCTGAGGAGGCGGTCGAGGTCTGTCGGGCCGGGGGGATCGCCGAGACGAAGGCGATCACCGTCCGCAGCGTTACCGGCGAGAAGTTCGACCGGGTCTGCGACTATCAGCTCGGGCCCATCCCCAAGCGACTGGACAGCTGCGACGAATCGGACATCGAGGATATGCCGATCATCTGGCCGCCGGACGACTGGGAGTGCCCGTTTTGAGAAACAGCGGAATGACAGCCCTACTTCTTCGGCGAGGGCTCCCTGAAGTTAGAGCCATAGTACTTCTTGGCTTGATCTGTCGTGAATTCCCGGAAGGCAGTGACATCATCGAGGGCCAATGAGGCGGTGATCCCAGCAGCTCTTGGATCGTCACCGATGTCGGCAATGACGCCACGAACGAAGAGCCTGCCACCGATCGATACGACTTGAGGAGACTTGAGGATGAATGGTGCTTCGACCGTCTTGAGGTTCACCAGCACAAAGGCCCCGCCCAGAGTGGCTTCCGGGTAAGTCTTCGACTGGCTAACGGGCAAATCTGCCGCGTGTATCACACTCAAGAGTACTGTCAGTCCAAGGACGACCGCTACCGCTACAAGAGCCCGAGTCTTCATTGCTGATTCTCCCGCAAACCCGGAAAGGACAGATGGCCTTCACTTCAACCCATTATCGTCAACGGATCGCAAGGATCAAGACGCGATGCTGCTGAAGAGCACTAGACGTTCGGAGGTTGCAGATTGAACGGGGCTAGTACAGCCACCGATTATCTTGACGCCGGCCTGTGCGTCCTGCCCGCCAGGCGGGACGAGAAGCGCCCGACCGTCCCCTGGAAGGGCTTTCAGACGCGGCTGCCCACCCCGGCGGAGGTCGAGGCGTGGCTGGCCAACGGGCCCGACGCCCTGTGCCTCATCGCCGGCGCCGTCTCGGGCAACCTGGAGCTGATCGACTTCGA